GTAGAAAATAGCAATAAAATAATGAACGGCGAAAAATACAAGCTTTATTATTTATTATACGTATTAAATCTAATAAGTCATTTAAAGGAAAAAAAGATTAAAAACTCTATTAAAGAAGAACTCAAAGATTTTACAAATATTTCCTCTTTTAGAGAGGACACCTCTTTAAATGATTTCAATATACATAATACAACATTAAATAGTATGTGTACTAATAAATGCATAACAAATTTAGATTTGTTTGTTGTAAGAAAAACAACAAATAATAAACAAAAAATACTTCCACAAAAACGCAGTTAAAAATTTATTTTATATTTATATATTAAATAGAAATATAAAATAATATGTATAATACATTTAAGAAAATACGCACCAAATTTAAAAAAAATACGCGTAAATTTCGCAAGCTCAAATGCTCGCCATACCAAAATAAATATGTAGATGGTGAATTAAAACACTATACTTGCTATACGCGTAATAATTTACAATTATTTAAAAACATTTGGAATTCTAATAATAGCGACAAAATTTTGACTAATAATAGTAAAGAAATATGGGAGTTTTTCAAGCAACGATTAGATAAGCAATGCTATGATGAATTATGTTGGTTAGAAAAAACCCCATTAAGTAAGCTTAATAATAAAGAATTATTAATAAAAGAAATCTTTAAGCCGTTTTCTCCTGAGAGTTGGTCGTCAAAGCCCAATACTTGGCTCTCGAGTGTTGATATAACTAAAATAATGAAACAATATGAAAAATCTCATAAACATTTTAAGTTTATAGGGCCGTCTCCTATAGATTTTGATGCGAAAGAAATGTTTTCAACTTGCGTATGGGAGCAATTATGTAATTTCAATTTAGGAAATCATATCAAAAATAAAATAAGCAAAATAGGAGTAATATTTAACACTGATCCTCATAACAAACCTGGTAAACATTGGATATCTTTATTTGTTGATTTGAACAGAAAATTCATTTTTTACTTTGATAGTAATGGAACAAAAATGCCAAAACAAATAAAAGTATTGATAAACAGAATAGTGGATCAAGCGCGTAATTTAAATATTCAATTAACAGTAGATGATAATGAAGGTTTTACTCATCAATATAGTGATGGGCAATGTGGTATGTATGCGTTGTATTTTATAATAGAATTATTACAAGAAAATAAAACTTATAGTTATTTTAAAAATACACGCATAAAAGACAGCACAATGAAAAAATATAGGAAAAAATATTATAATGAGGCAAACATAAAAATGAATTCGATATTTATTGATTAATGATTTATAAATAACATATTGAACATCGTCTTGCTATATAGAAACTTGGTTGCTTTTGTAAAAGGCATTATGCTTATGCTTATGTTTATGCTTTTAATATGATGTATTTATAATAAAAAATTATAGTCAATTTTTTTATTATAAATACATAAAATTACTTTAAAAATTGATATATTTTATAAATGTAAATTTATAAATTATATAATGCTAAAAACTATACCATTAACCGGTGTAATATATTTATATAAAAATAAAAATACAGGTGAAAATCTATATGTAGGACAAAGTTATCAATTTGATAAAAGAATTAAAGATCATCTTAGAATGAACAGAACTCGTGCTGATGTAAAATTACGAGAAATAGGTGAAGAAAATATAGAAATTTTGATTTTGCACGAAAAAATATTTAATGAATATACAGATAATAAACAAAATAGAGAAGCTTATCAAATTTGGGCAAATCAAATAGAAAAAGAAGAGATTAAAAACTATGATACTTATGAAAATGGGTTGAACGGAACAAAAGGAGGACAACACGATAATCAAAAAGATGCGTTTATTGAATGGAGTCATAAACTTTCTATGGAATTTTTTGAAATATTTATAAAAGCAGCAAAAATATATATTCAAAAAGAAAACAATATATTGGGTGCCTGCCCAAGAAATTATATACTAATGGAAATGAATAATTATAAATTAGGAGAGGAATTACATAAGTTTCGTTCTAACGAATACAAGACTATATGGGCAGACGAGGAGTGTGTAAAATTACTTAATGAAGTAGGATATACAAAAACAACAAAAGATGCAGGCGTTGTTGCTTCTGACCGCTGGGGGAAGTCAAGAATAGATAATAAATGGGAAAAAATTAAACTTATATTAGAATGGATATATAAAAAATACGAACATATTAATTTAAAACAAGGTTCTGATAATCCACAAGATTTTCCTAATGAATTATTAGAAGGATTGAACTATAAAAAAATATCACAAATTATACTTGATATTCGTTGTGGAAATGTAGTTGGTAATAATAATGAACGAAAAGAATTTTTAAAATCTTTAAATTATTTTGAATCAGCAAATAAATTTAATGACCATAAATTTATAGTAGGAATGAAATGGTATTATGAAAATTTCAATGTTTCATATCCTCAGCAATCTATGATTATACCAAATAATACAATGTTACCAAAATATATGATTGACTTTAATATTGGGTCATTTTATGTAAATAGAACAAAAAATAATACTATTCCTGATGAGATAAAAGATTTGATTGAGAAAAATAAAAATAAACCAAGACCATCATTAAAAGATTATTATAAAGACAATCCAGATAAATACAAAGAGATGTGCTCAAAACTAAAAGAAGCTCACAGTAAAGTTTCTCCATTAAGTTATAAAATTAGAAGTTGGAATGAAATATTAAAAAGAAAATTTGAACCATTAAAAATTACAAATTATAAACTAGATAAAAATAATGCTAAACAGTTCTATGTGTCTTCTACTCATTTTACTTTTACTTCAAGTGGTAATAATAAATATTTTAGAATAAGTAAATATAATACATTTTACAAATGTTATTTAGACGCAAAAAACTATAAAATTTTGTATTTTTATTCACGCAAATGGTATATTAAAACATTCATAAAAAGAGTAAATTTAGAGCTTGTAAATGAGAAATTTACTTCTATTGAAACCAATTAACCCAATAAAAATTGAATTAAAGATAAAGATTATTATTATTAGACTTATAACATTAATAATAATCAATTATGGCAACGGCAGCAACCACAACCAAAAAGGTGCTTACTGAAGATTTGGGCAAAATGTTCGAAATGGCAATTTGTTTATATTATGAAACGCCTTATGATGGAACTTACAAATATAGTTTGGCTGAAGCGCAATCTCTCAAAAACAGACTTAGTAATCTTAAAAATGTCTTTCCTTATAACATTAGGCATTGCGCAAGATACGGAAGCAAATATGATTTTGAATGTGTAGACAACCCGTTAATCCACTTAAGCGCTAAAACGAGCAAAAATAAGACCGGTAAAGTGTGTCCGCAAGTACTAGGGCAACCCTCACGCAAAAAGTTTTGCGAGTTTTTCGCACTTGACCAAAGTATAGGCTTAGACCAAATCAAGAGCTTTATTAGCAATAACATTGCTAATTTATTACAAGTCTATAGTGCGCATACTTTTGATTGTCCTATATTATATTATAATAAAACTAGTGATATGCTTGCCTTTATAGTATTAAAACAAGAGATAAATTGGTCAGCCAGTAACATTAACTTTAGTCATAATATTAGAAAAAAGCTATGGAATGAAAGTTCGTCTATTAGCATAAATGGCGTAACAATTGGCGAATTTCAAGTGCATAAAAATCGCGACTGCATTAAATTTCGCTGGGCATTTGAAAATTTGCTAGCATTGTTTGGACAACATTTTACAATTGTTGAATTGTAGGCTCTAATCAAGTATAATTTAATAATTAGTCTTTATATAGTTTTTTTATTGTAACTGTAAAAGCGTCACTATTTTGTCATAATATGTTTTATCAATTTCGCAGCCTTTAAAAAGTCGTTTAGTGTTTTTACAAGCTAGCGCAGTTGTTCCAGAGCCTAAAAATGTATCTAATATTGTATCGCCTTCATTCGAATGTTTTTTAATGAGTTCTTCAAATAATGCCAAACTCTTTTGCGTAGGATGAAACCTATTTTTACCGCCTTGTAACGGATAACTATAAATGCCGTTGTCATAACTGCTATTAAATGTTGGATTGCTGTCTTTAACGCCTAATAGTGCAATCTCTCTTGTATTAGTTAAATAATTGACTTTACTATTTCTTGGTTGTGGATTTGTCTTAATCCACTCAATAAACCGTAGCTGCTTAAAATTGTATTTTTCTAATAGGTCTTTGAGGTTTGTAATTTTC